CCTTCAAATATTGATGAATTAAAAAAATACCTAAGTGAAAGGATACCTTCTCATTTAGGTATTATTTATGTCATAAGGTATTTAACCGTTAATGAGGTAAATTTAAAAACAATTACTCAAATTCAAGAGACTCAATTAAATAAATTCTCACCATTTATTTAAGTTATTGAAAGGAAAGTTTATGGCAAGTAATACACCTAATTTAAATTTACTAAAAAAAAATCCTACAACAGATGGTAGTGATTATTTTGATATAGAAACAGTATTGAATGATAATTGGGATATAATTGATACAGAATATAAAACCCAGCAAGATAATATTAATAATTTAGAAGCACAAAATATCCTAACGCAAGATACATTGTCACAGCATAAATCCATCTTTGCAGCAGGTACTGGTAAAGACAGTCTAGGAGTTGAGCAAGACCATAGTGCTAAAGTACTAGGGCAGAGTAATGTCAAAATTGAAGGTAGTACTGCTGTCAATTTAGTTAAAAATGGTGATTTTAGTAATGGTAGTACTGGATGGACATGGACGCCAACATCAGGGGGAGTGGTTTCAGATAATGAAGCTAAAATAACTCCCACCATTCAATATGATATGTTTTATACATATGTAAAATTTATTGCTAATCATGTTTATTACTTTACAGCAGATATCTATGGAGATGGTTATACAGAATTACTTATGAGTGACAATGTTAATTTCACTCAACTTGCGGCTCATAGTCCTGTATTAAGATATGAAAAAATAGCAATATATCATAAGCCATTAGTAGTAAATAATTCAAATAATTCATTAGGATTTAGGTCGGTGGCAACTAGTAGTTGGATTCAAATTAAAGCGAAAAACTTTATGTTTATTGACCTTACAGCCTTATTCGGTGCTGGAAATGAGCCTACTAAAGAACAATGTGATTATATGTATAACCACTATATTGATGGATTGCAAGGTGTAGGAAGTAATAAAATTGTTAGCACTGGTAAAAATATTTGTGGTTCAAGATGGCTTGCTGAAAGAATAGTAGCCGTAGTTGCAAACTCTAATTATTGCTATATCGGAAATATTGATGGAAGAGATTGTTTAGTGCTGACAGGCAATGCCTATACTTCGGGTAAAGTAGTATTTGACAAATTTAAACCTAATACTCAGTATACTATATCATATGATAGCAGATTAAATAATGCAAATAATGCAATATATATAACATTTAAGTATACCGATGGCAGTTTTAATGAAAATTTTTATGATATATCAACGGTATGGGGGTCATACTCAATGGTCTCAGAATTAGGGAAAACCATTGAGAGTATTTCATTGCAATGGTCAACAATAGGTACTATTTTTTATGACATTAATACACTGCAGATTGAAGAGGGTGCAGTAGCTACACCCTATGAACCTTATCAATCTTCCGAGTTAATAACTACAATGCCTACTGGAATGCAACTACATAGATTGCCAAATGGAGCATATGACAGTGTTGAAGAAGTAAATGCTATTAGAACATTGTTTAAAAAAATTAAAGAATATACATTGGTTGCAAGTGACATTTCAGAACTTAGAACTGAGGCAGTAAATATTGATGCAGTACTCATAAAGAAACCTACTGACTATGCAGGTTACAATAATACAACAATAGGAACCATTGCAATGATGCTTCAAGGATTTGTCGCTGGTGGTTACGCTGATAGTCTTAATAACATTGGAAATTTGTATAATTCTACCACTACGCACGTTGGTGTTATCATTCCTAAAGGAACTTACGCTACTTTAGCGGCGGCTCAGACAGCATTAGCAGGAACAAAAGTAGTATATGAATTAGCAACTCCACTAATCTATGCAAATGGTATTAATGGATTTTATCAAGAGGGTAATTTGGAAGTATATGAAGATGGTACAATCTACCAAGAGTCTTCCATTGACTCAAAAGAGTATAACAATGCTAAATTAGGTATTACTTACAATCTATCTGATAAAGCTTTGATTATGGCAAATAGTGAAGAAATAACCGCCATAAGTAAGCAAATTATTGGTAGGTTGAAGAACGCAGATTTGTGTGTTGAGTCTGGAAATCTATCAAATGCAGAAGGTGCAGGAACACAAGCTACTGGTGCAGGTGCAAGTGCCACAGGTGCAGGTTCTATTGCAAGTGGTCTTTACTCTCGTGCGGAAGGATATATAACTAAAGCAATAGGTAATTCTTCTCATGCAGAGGGTGCCAGTAATTGGGCGAATGGGGACTATTCTCATTGTGGCGGACTAGGGAATGCGGCGAATGGATATGCTCAGACGGTTATTGGAAGATACAATGTACCAAATGCTACTGATTTATTCCAAATAGGTAATGGTACTTCTGATGCAAATAGAAGTAATGCCATGGTATTAGATAATGTAGGCAATCTTATATTAGGTGGTGGTATTACTCCAAATGATACTTTAGGTGTATTAACCTCAACAAAAGGAACCATAGTCGGTGGGTATATTAAACGAGGGAGAGAGGTTGTTTTTAGTGTAAAGCTTACCCTTACTGCATCCATAGCCATAAATGATGTTATAGTTTCTGGATTTCCTGCAATTGTATCAGATTATTCAGCATTTAGAGGATGTGCGCCATTTCTAGGAACATACTTTGATGCAATCATTTATAGTGAAAACGGGTTAATCACTGGTGGAGCATATAATAATGGACAAATATTATATATATCTGGTTCTTATATATCCGTATCATAATAAATTAGGGAGGAATTAAAAATGAAAATAATATTAAAAACAGGAGAAGAGTTTCAAATCAGTTCTGCATTTATGCAAGCAGAAAATCAATTAGGTATATCTTTTCATGGAATACCAAGCTATGATACATTTCGGGCAAAATTAACGATTACATCCGTTAAATTAATTAAGGTATATGTCGATGATACCACTTATACACCTTATGATGATTTTACAAAAGTAATTACAAAAACTGTAAGCGAATTGGGGGATGGTACTCTTGAAATCTTTGTAGTGTTTGAACGAGAAGATCCGTTGACCATTATACAAGAAGAAAATTCACAAATTAAAAATGATTTATTATCTTTAGAGAATGGTTTATTTGTTACTATGTCTATGGTTGATGGATTAATGGGAGGTATATAATATGAGTTGGTTAAATATATTTATAGATATGTTAAATTCTGGTACTTATACAATGATAGATATTAATAATAGAATAAAATTATATCGCAAATATAACTTAATAAGTGAACAAGAAAAAAATGAAATTTACGCAACTTTATTACACGATGGATATTTTACTAAAGCAGATTTAGATACATATGTATCACAGGGATATATTACAGAGCAAGAAAAACTTGATATTATTACACTAGAAGCTACTTATTAATAAAAAAGAGAAGGTGGCAGAATGATTAATAAAGTTCTTAACAAAATAAAGAATAATTTTTGGAAAGTATTTATTCAGATTATTATAAATACTTTCTTTTTATTTTTTATTTTATTATATCAAAATTCTAAATTGATGTTTGTTATATTTGGTATATCAGTTATTATTGAAATATTTGGAATGCTAATACTAATATATTTTGCTTGCGTAAAAGGTTCTTTAGTTAATGTAACAAATAATAAATTTATCGTTATACCAGAACAAGATATAGATGAACTTAAAAAAAATAATAAATAAAAAATAAAGTAAGGTATGTGCTACCCTGAAGTAAACAACATACCTTACTATCTATAAAAAATAGATGATTATATTATACATCTATTTTCATTTGATTACAATAGCTAGTTTACAATAAATTGGAAGTGGGTGTACTGATGAACAATGAGAAAAAAATAAGGTATTCACTTATTACTTTTTTAATTATATACATATTAATTGCTGTTTTTACAATAATTAGAGCAAATATTGTTGATAGTAACGATAATAGTATAACTCAAAATCAAAGTATTTATATAGATAATGTATCTGATCAGTTAGATAAAATAAACATAAATACATGTAGTAAAGAAGCGCTAGAGAGTTTACCCAGTATTGGAGAAACATTAGCAGATAAAATAATTTCTGGTAGACCTTATAATGATGTTTATGAATTGAACATTATACCAGGAATTGGAGATACAATAATTCAAAACATAAAAGATAAGGTGGTATGTGAATAGTGGGTATTATGGATGCAATAATTAAAGCTGTACAAAGTGGGGCGTGGCAAATAGTATTTCCTTTAGCTGTATTAGGATTGTTATTTATATATGATAAAGATAAAAAGAAACAAATTAAAGAATTATCAGAAGGAAATAAGACAAGAGAAAATGCATTAATGGATCTTATAGAAAAGAATAATGAAGAGTCTAAAACTAGAGAAGAAAAATTAATGGATTATCTTGAAAGAACAAATGAAGCACATGCTAAAATTGCTAACGCTATGGAGCGTTTAGAATTAAGGATGGAATATATTGAAAAGAAAATAGAAATATCGTAGGTGATATTATGAAGGAAATAATTATTACAGCATTTGTATTGTCGTTAATATCTATTATAGCAAGAATTGTTTTACCTAAAATACAGATATTTGTAAAATGGATTATAAAGATATTCGTTAAGTTTGCTGAAAGAAAAATAAAAGGTTCTGGATTAGGCAAACAAAAGAAAGAAAAAGTTCTTAAATGGTTGAAGATTTTAAATATTAAATCTTGTGAATTTATAGATGAACTTATAGAGAATGCAGTAGATATTATGAATAACAAAAAAGATAGCATTAAATCAGAAATAAAAAATGATGTATCTGAAAAGGTTAATTTAACTATAGACAATATTATTGAAAAGGATTAGGTGAATTATCAATGAATAATGCAATAACTCAATTACTAATTGTAGCACTTGCTATTGTTCCTTTTTGTACAGGATTAACACAAGGCGTAAAAATAACTTTCCCTAAATTATCAAGTAGATTTTATCCAATTATTGCAATAGTAATTGGTATATTATTGGGTGCAATATCAAACTTTATTACAGCTGATTATACAATTGTACAATTACTTATATCTGGTGGTATTGCAGGAATGGCTTCATGTGGATTATATGATATTGTAATTACAAAGGTAACTGACAATAAATAGTAGATAACTACTATCTTATAAAGTAAGGGATGATATTATGAGTATTAAAATAGGACATGCATCTATTGATGAAAACGGTAAAATAGTAAATGGTAAAGTTGGGGATCAAACTACAAAAGAAATCTGTATTCGTGAATGGTATGATAAACATTGGAATGTGTATATTGAATGTACTGATGAAAATATAGCAGATAAAGCAGCTACATATATGGAGCAAATTTGTTCTGACAACAATTATGGTTATGACCAAAATCAACGATTAACCGGATATAACAGCATATTAAATAATGATGGAAAAGTAAAAGGTGGAAAAGGTGAATTTGATTGTTCTTCTCTAGTTTCATCTTGTTATAAATTTGCAGGAATTGATGTGTCTACATCTAATACAACAAGATCAATTAAAGAAGCATTTAAATCTAAAGGTTTTAAAATTTATACAGACAAAGATTATTTAATATCAGATAAGTATGCCAGACGTGGAGGAATGTATCTAAGTGAAGGGCACCATGTACTAATGGCTTTGGAAAATGGTTATGGTTATGCGGTTAAAAATGAACCTATTTTTAAAAGGTATGTTGTTGTTAAGGGTGATAGCTTGAGTAAAATATCATTAAAGTTTTTAGGTAAAGCTAATAGGTACAATGAAATTATGATATTAAATAATCTTAAATCAGATGTGATTAATATAGGACAAACTCTTAAAATACCTAATAAATAAATACATATAGTTTAGTTGGGGTAGATGAGAAATCATCTATCCTAATTTTTTATACAATTTTTATTGAAAATTATTTAAATAAGAAAGGATTGGTTTTTATAGTAGATATGTTTAACGATTATCCAGATGTAGTTGATGTGAATCAACTTAATAAAATGCTAGGTGGTAATTTTAGTAAAAAATTACTATATAGATTATTAAGAGATCAAGAAATAAAAAATCGTAAAATTGGCAGAGAATACAGAATATCAAAAAGAAATGTCATTGACTACTTGTCAAAATAATTTAACATATATTATGTTATATGGTATAATGTCCATAGCATTTTGACAGTAGGCTTTTCAGAAAGGGGTAAATATGACAGGTAGCCTACAGGAAAAGAACAATAAATATTATATTGTTTTAAGTATGAAAGTAAATGATAAATGGAAAACAAAATGGGTAAAAACTGGCTTAGATGTTAAAGGTAATAAAAGAAAAGCAACAGAAATGTTAAATAAATATCTGGACAATGCGACTGAAGCAAATTTTCTTGGTACGACTGAAATGTTATTTTCAAATTATATGATTGCATGGTTAGAAACAATCAAAAATTCTATTAAAGAAAATACATTTCATGAATATAAAAAGGTTGTTGAAAACGATATTTCACCATACTTTAAAGATAAAAATATTAAAATTGGTGAATTAAACAATCTTCATATTCAAGAGTATTATAATCAATTAATTACTAAAATGACAGCAAATTCAGCATTAAAACGTCACGCTAATATTCATAAAGCACTTGATTATGCTGTTATGAGTGGATTAATTGACAAAAATCCTTCTGACTATGTAATTCTTCCTAAAAAAAATAAATTTATTGGTAAATACTTTGATCAAAAACAGTTAAATAAACTATTTGAAGTTTCAAAAGATTATCCAATAGAAGCAGTAGTAAAACTAACTGGATATTATGGATTTAGGCGGTCAGAGGTTTTAGGATTAAGATGGTCAGATGTAAATTTTAACGATGGTACAGTTATTGTACAGAATACAGTAGTGTCAATTGGTGGAAAAGCATTTGAAAAAGAGACTACGAAAACAAAGTCCAGTTTTAGAACATTGCCATTAGATGATAGCATGAAGAAATATCTAAAACAATTGAAAGTAAAACAGAAGGAAAATAAAATGTTTTATGGTAATGCTTATCAAGAAAATGATTTTGTTTGCAAATGGGAAGATGGAAAGCCATTTAAACCAGATTATGTTACACGTACTTTTAAACGAATACTTGATGAAAATAAACTTCCTATTATAAGGTTTCATGATTTAAGACATTCGTCAGCAAGTATGCTTCTAAAAATGAATTTTTCGTTAAAGGAAATTCAGGATTGGCTAGGACATTCAGACATTAATACTACTGCAAATTGTTATTCACATCTTCAGTTTGAAGCAAAAGTATCTATGGCAAATAAAATAAGTAAGAAATTACAAGCAAGCATGTAAAATGATTTTAGAAATATTTTTTAGAATTTTATAAATAGATAAGGTTAGTAATTCATCCCTTTAAAAAAGAAAATCCCTAAAACCACGATATATCAATGGTTTCAAGGATTAACTTTAGTCTAGTGCGGATGGAGGGACTCGAACCCTCACACCCTCGCGAGTGGCAGATTTTGAGTCTGCTTACACGTTAGGATTTTAGAAAACTTTAGATAATTATAAGATACTATAAAAGTCTTTTAAACCCTTATTTTATGCGTGTTGTAGCTTATCTAGTTAAGAAGTAAGCAAAATAGGCAATCTAATAAAAACACATTTTCAATTGATTTTTTGGACATTTTTTAGAAAAATAACTACTGTCTAAATGCTTTTTAAACATTAACATAAAGACATTACTGTAAAAGGTAGTGTCTTTATTTTAGTGCTTAATAACTTTTTTCAAAAATAAGAGTAAAATATTAAACATATGTATTGCATATATAAGTAATATATGGTACAATAGTATCAAGATAAGAAATAAATAAAACTTATCTAATATATAGAAGGGAGTTACATAATGAGTAAAGGCAATAAAAAGCCTAAACCCAAAAGTGATAAAACAAAATTAATTATAGCATATGCTTCATTGTTAACGGCAATCGGAGCGATACTAAAAATAATACTTGATTTTATCATTCAACTTTTAAGTTTAGGCAAATAAACACTTTGCGGTTTGAGGGATAATTACCTTCCACCGCATACTCATTATAAATGATAATATGCGAAAAGTAAATATCAATGAGAATTACATTTTCATTATTTCAAGCGCATTACTGCTAATAGTAACACAAAATATTATCACTCTAGCCCTTTTTACAATCAGTATTTTCAATTATCTGATTAACAGGAAATAAGTGATAGTAGGCTGTGTTTAGGTGCGTTTAAAAGTAGATTTATAATCATATAAAAAATATTAATATATGAGCCATTTTAAGACGTTTTTAGTTGAATGTATAGTATTTATCCTATTATGGATTTTGAACGCTCCTAGCCTTAAATACAAGCTAAATTATATATAAATAAGCATAAAAATAGACCGGACATTTTACTTCCGGTCTAACTTTTATTTTTTTCCGTTTCTATTATTTTCATATACTCTTCTAACATAAATGCCATTTGTGCAGAAGCTGATCTTTTATTGGTTTGTGCTAAACATGATATTTTCTTATATACATTTTTATCCAAAACAACCGATGCAGACACTTGCGTTTCTTTATTAATAGCCATCTTTTTAAACTCCCAACATTAAAATTAAATTAAAATAGTTAGAAACTGTACTTGACAGTTAGGAACTTTAGCAATATAATATAGTTAAATCATACGAGGAGGTGAAACTATTTTTTACTTACTTATAATGTAAAATAGTTAGCTCTGCAAAGCTAACTATAATCATTTAAGTAATTTCAAGTTCATATTGATTGGTCTGCAAACCAAACAAATAAGATATATGAGTTTCTAATTGTTATTAACTTGTTCATTGAGTTCATTTTAACATAGTAGACTTTATATGTCAACTTAAATTTATATTTTTTTTTAAAAATGTTTGCACTTCCAATCGATATAATAATTTTTAGAGGTTTTATCTAGTATCAACTAAAAAATTAAAAGAATGGAAGGTATTTGTTATGAAAAAAGAATTGTCAACTATGAAAAATGAATGTGTATTAACAATTGAGGATTTATCAGAAGAACTTTTATCTTTAAAATGGCAAGAAGGAATTGAATTATTTAAAGTAGTTCAAGAAGCACCTAAATATGGCAGAATAAGTTACTTACTTAGAGGATTAGAATGCAAAACAGAATGTAATGTTATTTTATTTTCTGATAATGATGAAATAATATTGCAAAATAGTACTTACTCATTATCGGGACTGTTAATTGATCGGATTGAAAAAATAACTAAATATGATACAGAAGATGATAATAAGTGTTATAGAATTGAATTAAAGTCAGAGTACAATGGTTATTTTGAAATTCATCCAGTTCAATAATGATTTTCTGGAAATATCTTTATATGGAGAGGAGATAAACAAAATGATGTTAGGACTAATAATAATAACATTTATTGTATGTGCATGCATAGTTGATGTTGTAAGTATTATAAAAAAGAAATAATTTAAATACATGAGCCTATATCATAATTATAAGAATTATTTAATGATATAGGCTCTTTATATATTTTACTGTATAGTGACTATAATTGACTGTTAAATAGAGTTATAATGTTTCATTTGTTTTCTTATTAATAAATCTTATATCAAGGTCACATTCAAAAGCTTTAGCAATAGACTTTAAATCACTCTCATTAAAATTATTTCTTTTTAACTTATTAGTAAGATTTTGTCTGGTTGTATCAATCTTATCTGATAATTCAGTAACCGTCATGTTATTTCTTTTTAACAATATCCTTATTTTCTCACTTGTACTTATATCCACTTATTTTTCCTCCAAATCCTACAAATGTTATTGCTTTTATTATACATAATACACTTATAAATGTAAATGGGAAAATATATCTAGTAAATTACACTCAAAAGTGTAAAATAGTTGTTGACAAACGACACTATAGGGTGTAATATGTACTTATAAGGAACAGAAAATAAATCAAATAGGAGGTTTATCTATGAAAGAAAGACAATTCGCATACTACGAAAACGGAAAAGACGAAATCTTCTCATTAACCGAATTAGAACAACAATTTAACAGCTACACACTAGAGGAAAGACAGCACGAACACTTTACCGATTGGTTACAAGAAAACTTGAAAATGCAGATACTTATCGAGAGATAATAATCGAATTGAACTAACATTTTATTCAGAGAAGAGGAGAACAAAGCAATGAGAAGAGAAGAAATAAGCATTAAGGAATTAAAGGAAATGAATTGTGATACATTTATGAAAAAAGATAATAGTGTCAGAGGTTGTGATTGTGTATCGAAAAGTCAAATAAAAGTCGGTGATATGGTTGTAATATCTAACTACTTTACACTTGTAACAGAATAGAATTAAGAACTTATGGAATTACTCATGGAGGTGTCAGAAAATCAAACCCAAATAATTTGGACTTGAATCGGTTTGTGGTCAACCTTAAACCGCAAATTAAGCCGAAACGGTCTTATGACCGTATATACAGGACGGTCACCTGTATACCGATGATGGCAAACCACCGTACTACATGGCTGTAGTAATGCATTGTTTAACAAGTTTGTAAATTTTAATGTGAAATTTACGTTAACTGACAAGTTTTACAGTTTTTTAATGTGAAAAACTGGATCTTACTACAGCCACGTAAAAAATAATTCTAAGAGGGAGCGTAATATTATGGTAAAAGAATTAATTAAAAGTAATCAAAACAATAAAAATATATTCAAAATAAATGTAAAATATAACACATATGGTATTGACAGCTATTGTTTAATATGTTATTCTTATCTTGTAGGGGATATTTTTATTCTCTGCTTACCTACAAAAAAATAAACAAACAATATTAAACAAATAAGAAAGGATAAAGTCGATATGGTAGAAACAAAAAACAAAGCAAAACAAGAAATGTATCAAATTATTAAGCTTGATGCATCAAAGATTTACAAAAGTAATTTTGATTTAAACATTGAATATAAAAAAATATTCAAAAGCAAAAAAATGTTAATCAATGAGTTAGAAAATCCGTACTTAAATAAAATCAAAGAATTATCTGAAATGACTGATAAACAATCATTTATGAGTGATCTTATTCAAGTAGATTGTACTTACAAGCAAGAAAATAAGTATAACTATGATAAATATAAATTTCTTGTATTTATGCTTGCAATAGGAAGATTTAAGATAACTGACGTTATGCATTGCTATTACGGAATAAAAGAAGAAGCTACAACTAAAAGATTTCTATATAAGCATATTTATAATATAAACAATATTGAACGAAAGAATTTAAAAAAAAATATATTAATCAAAATTAAAGATGAATATGAAACTGCAACAATTATAGGTGCTAAATTTTACAATAATAATCCATATATGATGAAACTAAGTAAACAAATGGACACTGAATATAATTTAATGAATTTAATCAATAATGGGTTCATATTTAACGGAAGTGAATATGTTCTAATTGGCATGTCTGGAAGTATGGCAAGGCATGGAATAAAAGCATTCGTAAACAAAAAATATTACGATGATCTATTCATGTTTAGTGCTAATGGTAAAAAACCTGAAAAATGTCAGATACCTAAATATGAAGCATATAGAAATTTATTGTTTTCTTCAGCTTATACCATTAAAGACTTTATGCCTAATATTATTGTTGTACCAGATTATGAAATAGTAATTAATGATGTTCCTGTAAAATATCCTACGGATGAATTAATAGACATAGTAGACAAAGATACAGGAGAACTTAAGAAATATAATACTAAAATCATGAAGCTTGGAACTAATAATGAAGTAATTAATTGTATTGATGGCTGTGGTATGGGTGAAAAAACATTTTTTGACAAAGTAAATGATTTTTTAGGACTAGAATATAAAACTAATGCCGTACAGTTTAGATTTTCTGAAATGAAAGGATTAATGGTTTATGTTCCGTTTCTGAAAATATTTAAAGATTTAGGGGTTAAAAGGATTATTGATATTGATGGTAATGAACATATTATCAAAAATGAAATAATAGATGCAATTATCCCAATATCTGTATATAAAGGGTCAAAGTTCTTTAAAACATATGAAGAATTTAAAAATAATTTACTTGTATATGGTCACAAATTAGCTATTACTGGATGGAACAAACCTTCATATATGGAGCAGGATTTTACTAGACTTAATATGCAATATCTTCAGGTACTAAGCGGAATGACAAAAGATAAAATAATTGAACTTGCTAAAAAATATTCTACTAGTAAGATAGAAGGAATATTAAACAATGAAGAAGAAGTATTAAAATTTTTGGGTGTTGATGAAATTATTGATATTGAAGAAGAAGATGAAGATCTCATAGATGAAGATGAAGGTATAAAGATTAAGAAAAATACCAGTAAATATATTGAAGCTATTAAATATGACAAACGAATGCTACACGATTCAGAAGTAAATAAATATATTCAAGGTTTAATTAAAAACATTATTAAACAAATGAAATACGGGAAAATATGGTGTGAAGGTCGATATAGATACCTTGTACCGGACATGTTCTTATTTATTACTCACATAGCAAACATATCTGGATATAAAAGAATTAAACCAATGGCATGTTTAAAAGAAAATGAAATTTTTGTTCCTGTACATAGCAGTGCAGACAATAAAGGAAAAGTTAATATTAATTATCTTTCTGGTGAATATGCAGGATTTAGAAGTCCTATGTTAGCAGAAAATGAAATCAATGCGTTTAATGCAGTAACAAATAGGATTTGTGAAAAGTATTTTAGTCATATGGATAATTTAATGATGCTATGCAGCAATTCCACCAACTTTAAAAGGATGCAGACCGCCGATGCCGATGGTGATAGAGCCTATATCACAAAAGAAAAATTGATCACTGAATCATTTAAAAGAAATTTACCACTAATTGTAGATATTAATGAAGCAAAAGCACCGTATAAGAAATATGATAAATATAGCTTGCTTGATTATCATATGAAAACACTTGATTGTTTAATAGGTCAATGCACAAATAAATGTAGCTCTATCCTAAATAAGCAAAACATAGATAAATACATTGAATATGTTGAGTTATTATCTATTATTGTTCAAAAGGAAACTGATTATGTAAAAGCAGGTATCAGATGGGAAACAAGTTATTATATAAACCTAATATCAAAAGATTTACCATACTTTTTCATATATCGTTATGCATGGTTAAAAGATAAAGTAAAAGAAGTGGAAGAAAATAAGTCTCTTTTAAATAAATGGCTCACAAGGCTATTCAAAAAAAATGGTTGGGATGAAGAAAAGATAAAAAAAGAAATTACTAATGTATTCAAAACACCAGAAAAATTAGAAAAGTATTGTGATGCATATTCTACTAAGAATAAAATATTAAGCATTGAAGATTTTAAATCGCCTGTGACTAAAACAAGAAGTCCACTAAATGAATTATGTTTCTTTATTGAGAAGTGGGAAAAAGAACTTGATTATAAAGGATTAGTTAAAATTAAAGATGCTGGTAATTTATATGTCAGTAATCAGAAATATGATATTGATAAAAAACTTATGAGAAAACTAGTAGGATTATATCTTAAATTTAACCGAAAATCATCATATATTAACAGGTTATCACATAAAAAGAAAAAAACAGATGAAGATAAGGAACTACTTAAATCATTTAATTGGGAGTACTTCTATAACGATGTAAAATTGTCAGCAAATTCTTTAATTGATGATAATAAGAAGTTATTATATTATGCGTATAAGATATGCTATAAATATTATCCTAAAAAAAGTAAAAAGTTTATGTGGGTGGTTGCGGAGGATGCTATATTAGATAATTTAAAATTACACAATGAAGAAAGACAATTAAAGGCTAAACAAATTGAGTTGATTAAATTATTAAGAAAAAGGATGGTTGCTATGGAAGATAAAAATGTATTCCCTTGTACCAGTGTTAAATTGAAAAAGTATTTTATGGACAATGGATTAAAATATTTTAATGTTGGAATAAACAGCGAAGGAATGACAGTATGGCAGTTTGAAAAGACACCTCAACTTAAAAGCCTATTACAAGAATATACAGCAAGTAAACCAAAAAAATTCAATGATAAGAAAACAATATAAAACAAATACAAATACGAAAGGAATAATGATATGCAAACAAATCAGGAATTATTAAACAAAATGATGCAACAAGAGTTGTTAAAATTGAAAAGAATGTGTTTTAAATATAAACACGATACCCCATTTATAAGAAAAGATATTATCATTGAATCTGGTGATCTATCAGAATCTAAGATAATGGGAAATGTTGTAGCAGGTACTTACACGAAAATGAAAGGGAAACATAATTATGATTTTTCACATAAGATAACGATCAACAAATTATATGTTGATCAATACGCAAATTGTAAACCTAACCCTAATTATTACTATGAGTTAGGAAAACGATTTTATCTTAATAAGATAAAAACAGTAATACGTCATGAATTAGTTCATGCTTTTATAGAAGAGCATTATGGAATATGGACAGATATGCAAGGTGTTAGTAATGATTCTTCCCCCATATTTTTAAGCGTTTTATTCTATCTAAACGGTTATAGTTCCTATGATTTTGTGACAGTTTTCAAAAAAAGTGATATGTTTCAAAAGATTAAGAGTTTTAAAACATTTAATGAGCTAGATGCATACTTATCACACCTACTTATTGATTATCAGCAGATAACAAGAAAGCATAAAACAGGTCATTTGGTTGACAGGAATTACATTACCAATAGTTTTGTTTTTGGTGCATATAATGCCGGACTAGATAATTATTATCAAAGTAAAATTGAATACTTAGTTAAAACAAAAATGGATTTGAAGGTACTTGAAACAAATGTATTTAAAATTGGATGCAGTATTATGCCTGACCAAATAGACAGATTAGTAAATAAAAAAAGATATGGTAAATTTGAAAAATCAGAATATCAAAAAATTGGTGTCATTAATGGTGAATCAATAAAAACCTTATATAAAGAAACAATTGGAATGTAGGAGGAGGGGAAAATGGTGGATTTACAGCAAGAATTAACAGACTTTTATATATTTTCAGGAGATAAACATTCATATGAAGAATGGGAGAATATGTTTATAAATTTAATTATGCTTAAATGTGGAAATTACAGCATGATTCCATATGATATATTTTGGTCATTAGAAAGCGTAGACGCAATTCCAAAAGAGTATTCATTAGATTTATTTCTAAAATGTATTAATCTTTATGCAAACATTGCACCAACTTATTCTAATATTTTAAGAAAAATGTTAAATGAAGAGCCAACTGATCATAAAGAAAAACGAATTAATACTATTAAAAAGGAATTATCGCATTATACTGATAAGAATGGATATGTAAAGGCTTATAGAGGAATATTTGAAACACCAAGCACAATAGAGCATAAAATCAGACCGAATAGCTTTGAGTTAAAGAAAGCCAATAGTTTTACGTTGAGTTGGGATATTGCCTATTGGTTTGCTGTTAGAAAAAATCCAAAATCAGCTAAAATAATATCAGTTAAGATACCACTTGAAAGAATACTATTTTATACAAATGAAAGAAATGAACAAGAAATCATGATAAAACCAATAAGCATAAAAGGTGATAAATTAATTAACATTGAGGAAAATACCGTAGTTTACGATGAAATTATGTTGAATAATATTAAAACGTTAATAAATCTAAAGATGGCATAGGAGGGGTATTATTGAATAAAACTACTTGTAATGTATGCGGTATAGAAGTAGATGAATATTTAATTACTGGATTTAATCATAAATTAGATTATGGAACTTGCTTTGATGGTGATACATTAGATTTAAAAATGTGTCCAGCTTGTACAGAAAAATTAATTAAAAAGCTAATTGGATTATGTAAGATTAATCCTTTACAAAAACAAGAAGAAATTAATGAATGTGGATTTAGATGTTTATTTGTTAATAATGAAATTATACCGTTAATATAATTTGATACCACAAAATATTTACTGACGTCAAAATTTGATTTCAGTAAAATTGGAGCTATTCCAATCGTTTTACCATCGATTTAGTTTTCCCAACAAGAAAGCGAAGGATAAAAACATTTATTGAAGGAAATGGTAAACGAAATTTGACACAGTATTAATTATGGGGCAGTATTGACTACCCAAAGATAAGAAAGGAAAGGGATAAAAATAACTAGAACAAGTGAAAAAACACAAATGTATATTGTACGAAGTCTTAATATGACTAATTGGTTATGTAGTCATGGACATAAGATTCTTAAGGTAGAAGATTCAGAAATTGATCCAAGATTTAAGGTGTTCTTTTTTGCTGACACCAATGAATTACATCAATCTATGAGTTTATTTTGTAGGGAGGTGTAACTATATTGGCAAATAGCAATCAAATAAGAAAAAAACAATTACGTGTTGGAGATATTATTAATAATAAACAGATGAAATTATGGCAACAGGGAGACATTATTACAATATCTGCCGGAACTGGTAAAGGAAAAAGTTTCTTTATAAAGAATACATTATTCGCTTATGCAAAGGAAGAAGATAAAAAAATATTAATGCTGATACATCGTTCAGACTGCGTTAAACAATTCCAAGAAGAAATAAAGCGTGACGGAAAAGAAAAGTATATAGATATTATGACTTACCAATCAATTGAATCAAAGGAATTGAGTCACAATGATTTAGACATGAACCAGTATAAATATATAGTATGTGATGAATTTCATTACTTTCTTTCTGATGCAGGATTTAATAATACCACAGATGTATCTTTTGAAAACATCATGAAACAAAATCATGCTACAAGGATTTTTATGAGTGCAACAGGTGATGATATGAAAAGGTATATGAATAATATATTAAACATTAAAACGGTAGATTATGAAATACCATTAGATTTTTCATTTATTGAATACTTAACATTTTATAATAAAGATATTACATTAGAATATTTTGCTGAACAAGCTGTAAAGAAAAATCAAAAAGTTATATTTTTTATTCAGAGTGCAGTAAAAGCTTATAAGCTTTTTAAAAAGTATGAAAAGTATGCATTATTTAATTGTAGTAAAAGCAATGACAAACATTATAAACATGTGGATATTGATAAAATAAATAATATGCTTAAAAATGAGAAGTTTGATGATTTAATATTAATTACGACAAGTTGCTTAGATGCTGGAGTAAATATAAATGATAAGGAATTGAAACATGTTGTAATTGATATTAAAGACACAGGATCACTTATTCAATGTATTGGTAGAAAACGCATACAAGGTGATGAAAATATAAATGTTTATATTAAAACAATTAATAACCAGCAATTAGGTGGCATGGAAAGCAGAGCAAAAAAGGATATACAGATGTCAGACTTTTTAAATTCACATAATACTAAAGAATATCTGGATAAATATAAAAAAGCATATGATAATTCACACATAATTTATGATGATTATTCCGTTATTGACGGTAAAATTAATAATGATAATTGCGTTAAAAAGGTAAACAGGCTAATGTATTTTAAGAAAAAGATTGACATTGTAGATTATCAAACAATGAAACAATGGGGTGAATTCGGATACTGTAAATTTCTTGCTTTTAAATTTGGTTTCTATGATGAAGCAAGTGATAGATTTACTTACAGAACAATTAAAGAGGATAATTCTCTTGAAGATTATCTGGAAAATATGGTTGATAAGGTAATTCTACAGTCTAAAGACAGGAAAGAATTAATTGAAAAAATTAATATCAGACATAATGGTAAATTAATTAAAAAACTTGATTCAATCAATCCAACTTTATCAGGCGAATTAGGGTATCAATATAGGATAAGGGAATTTTCTACAAGTAGGATAGTAGACGGAATTAAAAAAAATTTTAAAAATGCTTGGGTAATCGAACGTATACAATTAAACGAATAAATAATCTTTACCACCCAAAATGGGTGTGAACCTTATATATAGCTTAACACCCAAAATGGGTGGTAATCGTAGTCAATTCATAAAATGAGTAGTTACAAAAAGTGCAAAACTTATTATATAACCTATTGAAGAAATTGTAACCAAAATTAAGGATAAAAATAATTATATCTCAGATGGCGAAATTTTTTATTTATGTAGCGTAGCGGAATAAATAAAAAATGAGACAGATGGGCAAGGCGGTAGCCGCGGCAGTACGTCGTAGACTAGAGTGACTATTAGTAGTCGTAAACGATAATACTGTTTACTCCTTCGTGTCTGCTAGCGCATCCCCGAACTCATTAATATATTAATAATGAAAAAAGATACTTCTATATTTTATCAGTTTGATTATTTAAATGATAATTAATAATATAATATATAAAACAAAGATATCAGTATATATCAATCTGATAATTACTGAATATAAACAAATAATATTAAACAAAGAAAGGTAAAATAAATTATGGATAAGTATAAAGGTAGAAAAGTAAATATTACAGTAAACCATATAAAAATGATTAATAATCTTAATAATGCAAAAAGGAAGAGTGATAAATTGATATTGTTTTCATTAATCTATTTCTCACAGATATTTGCCGATAAAGATGGTATATTTGGTGCTACATATAATTCATTAGCTTATAGGGTTGGTGTTTCAAGTGATAGCGCAGTTAGGGCAGTAGATAATTTAATATCTATTGGATATTTAGAAGCTGTACAAAGGAATAAAAGAATTATTGGTGATCATTTTTGTGATAAAGCACCAAATAAATATAGATTGCTTATAGATATGAGTAATAATCCAGATGATATTATTTATTCATTTGAGTTTAGCAATAATATATATATTCATTTCATTAATTGCTATACTATATGTTATAAGCAGTTAAAATTTAATAATGTTCCCAGATGGATTAGGGATGCAATAAACAAACACAGGAAGAATAGTAGTTCTATTTTAAATACAGATTAATAAATAAACAATATGAAACAATAGATTGCTGTATATGATAATAAGTTATTATTATGCAAAATCAACATATTTTATTTATAAATATAAAATATTAAACATTAGATAGTATGTCTTATTTTTTTTGATATAGGATGCATTATTTATAAAATTTTTCTGTTACTGAAATATAAAACTTGCTTTCAGTATAAAAAACTTCCCTACTTTTTGTAAGTATAAGTATTGGGGCATATGGTAAGTTGCAGTTTATAACCATAATCAAATATAGTGTATTAGATAAACATAAAATATTAATATTTTCAAATAGGAGTAATAATATGAACAATCAAACAAAAATATTTCCAGTGTTCAACAAACAAATTGCCGATGCATTAATTTTAAAGGGATTTAAACTAATTGATAAGTCTATAAACAGAAAATTTCCTAAATATTCGGTATTTTACTTTGAAGCAACCAAAAAATTTAATGTTGCTTTCTATGAAGAGTCTGTATTACATAAAGGTAAAAAGTAATATACATTTTCGTCTTTAAATCATGACTAGATATAGCTTGCTTGATGTCATGTAAAAAACTTGACGTAGATTATAGTAAAGAATGTATGTATTGCAAGTGCTAACATTTACCTGTGTTTTTACCGAGAAGTATTGGAGCTAAAGCTATAGTGTAACGATGATGTAATTATTATTTATCTATAGTGTATTAGCTATGGCGTTTATATCGGTAAGGCGTGATTTTTTCGGTGGAAAGATCTCGTGCAGACGTGTGTGTACATTATGTGAGATCAAGAGAGTTCTTTTGAGGTTTAAGGACTAGGAAGAGCATATTTATTATTTAGTGGTTGAAGCGCAGCAATCACGGCTTATGGATGCTCAAGCTTATAATGGGTGGTTAGTATAAGCAACTACACATAATTGGTTGTGTAGTTTCATATTGGGTTGTCATTTTAATGGCAGCCTTTTTATATTGGGTATTATATAGATGATTTAATATCGTCTGTAATACTATAGATTGACAAACATCTATGTAGAATTCCTTTCCAGTGTAGTTCATCGGCTAACGATATATTGAGTTGGGTACTTGATATATCGTTGAACTATACTATACAAAACTAGTTTTGATATTATATCAAGGCTTTTATTATTTATTTTTTATTGGCAAAAATGGGTAAACTTTACCGTAATTTTATTTTACTCTAATTTTTCCATTTTGTCAATGATTTATTATACAAAATTTAATTACAAATTATATTAAACAAAGAAAGGTTTAGGTATTTTATATGAAAAAAATAAGCGGTATTTATGCAATTACAAATGAAGTTAGTAATAGAGCATATATTGGCAGTTCTAAAGATGTATTAGGTAGATGGAGCAACCATAAATCAAATTTAAAGAATAATAAACATAAAAATAAGTTATTACAAAACGACTATAATAATCAGTCTATTAATGATTTTACTTATACATTTTTAGAAGAATGTTTACAGCGTGATTTACCAACTAAAGAAAAGTTATGGAAAGATAATTATAAAGATAATATATACAACGTAAGAGACATAGTATCTACACATAAGCAAATTAGAAGAGGTAGAGAAGCAAAAGCTTTTAAAGAAAAGTTTTCGGTATTAAATCAAGGTGAAAAAAATCCAAATTGCAGTAAATTTAATGAAACTTCAATTAAAGAGGTAAGAAGATTATTAGTTGATGGTGAACCATTAGAAGAAATAGCTGCTAGGTATCATACTACGGTTGGATACATATATCAAATTAAAAATAAACGTAAGTGGAAACATGTTGATATAGATAATAATAAATGTACAGGAGGGAATTTATTAATATGATTTATACTGAAAATACACAGGATTTATACGATGAATATGAAAAATTAAACTTTATGATTGCTAACGATGATATATTTAATAGTCCAAAAGCATATTTAAATTTAAAGCAGTTTATTACAGAAAATAACATTTCATCTGATACTATCAATGAGTTTGATATATTAATGGAAAAACAGTGTAACGAAGGTAATACGATGTGCAAATTAGAAACACTATCAGATATTGAATATATTTCATTAATGGTCATGTTAGGTAGAATTACTAAAACTGAAATTATGAGTTATATGAACAATAAGAAGGTTAATGTACTAGAACTATGTAATGGTTTTATTATAAGGCAATTTGGTAAAGATCAATGTAATTATGTCGTTGATTTTCCTACTGAAAATGGAATTGATACTATGAAGTTGGAATTATTTATTACATTAAACAAAGTGAGGTAGAACGATGTTTATAAACAAAGATACGTTATTTAGTATTCTTCAGTTATCAGAAATGCAATATGAAATGTATAAAAATTTCTTAAAGCTTACGGGTAATAAGAAAGAAGCAGAAATTCAAACGCAAATATATATGAACTCTTTACAATATGCTACTGCTATGACTAATAAATCTAATGAAGCAGAAGATAATTAATTTTTTGCGATATTAATGAACAATATTAAACAATAACAATTGATAATTAAGAAAATACAAAGAGGTAAACAAATGGATATTGATAGTCTATGCAAAAAATATGGCTTTACATATGAATATATGGCTAATCATATAAAAATACGTTCAAATAATGATGTTTGGTATATTGATGATTATATAGATTTTTCTAAAAGAGAAATAATCTTATATCATGAAAATAATAATAATGTTAGTGTTGGTATGTTTCGTGGCTATAGAAAATCAAATAAAAATAGCTTTAATATGAATAATAATAAAATATGGCATCGTCAAACAAACAAATTAATGAATATTAATGAAATATTTAAATACATAAATAAACATGATCAAAAGTATTCGTGCAATAAATGTACGAAAATACAATATTTATGAGGTGTAACAAATGAATATAACAAATAATGTTAAAATAGGATATAAAGATTATAAGGTCAATATGAAAGATCATGATATTTATGTTCGTGGTAAAGAATGCTATGGTGAAATTAATTATGATGAAGAAACTATTAGTATTGGTTGTAAGTTTAATGAAAATCAAATAAAAGCTACTTTTATTCATGAAATAGTACATGGTATTGATGATATGTATGGAGCTGATTTAAAAGAAAAACAAGTTGAAATGCTAGGTAATGGATTGTATAAGTTTATTATTGATAATCCTGATATATTTAAATAATAATTTGAAAGAAGGTTAAACAAATGGATAAAAACGAAAAGTATGAAATGATATATTCTATATTTATAATAGCTTTAAGTTGTTATTTGTCTGTAAAATATTCATTAATGTGGCTTATGCTATTGTTTTTACTATAATTATGATTACAGAGAAAATTGACGGAAAGTGAGAATAGTCCGTTTGAAATATAATGTTACATGGTAAGTATGAATTGAGGTGAATTATATGGAAGGAAATATTAAACCTGAACTAACAGTAGCACAAGAAAAATGTATTGAAATGTTGTTAGAAGGATATCAAATTAAGGATATCGAAAAGGAAATAGGATATTCTAGGAAAACAATTTGGGATTGGAGAAGAGGTAATAAATTATTTATTGCAGCCATGGACGAAAGGAAACGGCAAATTTCAGAATTTTTACAGAACTCCGCTAAAAAAAGGTTTGAAAAACTGCAAAATAACGCTATTGACGTGCTAGAAGAGCTATTAAAAGACTCTAAAAACGATAATGTGCGTATGGAAACAGCTAAAGAAATATTAAACCGGAATATTGGTAAGATACCTAGTAAGATCACCGTATCAGAGACAGATACACCAGAGGATGATACATCTATACTTGATGATATTGGTGATTGGGATGAAGAGGGTAAGGAAGAATAGTTATACATTATCTATGTATATTAATAATATGTAATAATTTAACTATTCGATAAACTATTCAGTAAACGTAAGATTTGCGAATAGTACAATATTTACCATATTACTAGAAGCCTTGTATATAGGGCATTGTAGAAGATAGTTATATACTGATAGTGTAGCATGTATATTATACATAATGTGATTGTGTTATATACTGTATTAATATACACTATATGTAGTATATACTGTATACATATTCATTATGTATGTGTTATATACAGTATTGTTGTATATGCATTAAATGTATGATTATTAGTATATGTATACATACATGTATACTATGCTATACTGGTATACTATTGGTATATGTAAATAAAATATATCATTTATTATATGTACAATATATGTAATAAGCAACTAATATGTTCATGATATATTGTATTAATATCATTATAATACTAGATATAATGCATTATAATATGAGTAGATACTATATGTGGGGGTATGCCTTCTTTTACGAACATTTGTTCTCTATGGTGGATAACCTCTACAAATTTTTATTATATTTTTTTTAGGATTGGAGTATATAAAAATGGATGATAAATATTGTGATTATCATAATCAAGACTGGGTAAACAGATTTAATGGGTTACGAAACGCAAATTATATAACCAGAATTGAGGGAAATACTTTATATATTGTAAATCAAACCAAAAGAAAAATTCCTACATATAAGCACTTTTTTGGTTTGTTCTATATTAAAACAGAAGCATTTGAAGAAAAGAATAGTCCATATATTTGTATTTTACCTATGGTTAAAATACACGAAAATACTTTAATTGAGATATTAGAAGCATGGAATATTAATGTTATTAACAGAAAATGAAAGGTAATATATGGAATTATCAACTAATGAATATATAGACTTACAGAATCGAGTAAATAATATATTAAATGGCAATTATGATAAGCAAACAAAACATGTATTAGCAACCAGACTAGAGAACAGCAGTTTATTAATGAAGTTCCTTAGATCAATTCAGTATGATAGTATTAGTGATAAATATAAAGACTTAATTACTAAAGTATGTGATTGTTTAGAATATTAACGCAAGTTATTAAAGGATAGAACAGGCAGTTTATAGCGATATCACACTTGTGTGAAAATAGCTTAAAATCTAGAAGAGAGGAATTTAATGTTTGATAAATGTGAACATAAATGGAAAGAACTGTCTCGTGACTTATATTTTGGTTGGGATGGAGACAAAAAATATAAAATATATTGTGAATGTATAAAATGCAAAAAGAAAAAAACTAAAAGATTGTATACAGGAATTTATGTAGGACAATTTTAATAATTGATCCAAAGTGCATTTTACACTTATGAAAGGATAATAAATTAAATTATGAAACTATCAGAATTAGATGATTATTTAGAAGATTTATGTGAATCTGGGGGGGTTCAACAATTATTTATATGAAAAAGATGAACAAACAGAAGTATGGCTTGAAAGTAATTATGTCTATATACCTGAATTAAATATTAATGTTAATGTTGGAACTGTTTGTGAATATGACGAAGAATTAGAGTCATTTGAACCTGATTTTTCATTATACTTTTTCTTTAATTCAGAAACACAAGAATTTACATATAATGAAAATAGTTCTTTAGAAGTATGTATTAGTAATTATTTACATATATCAAATAGTAAAATTCATTTAGATATGGAAGCAATTGAAAATTTAGAATGTGAATATGTAATAGTAAAATCAAGCTCAGTATAATTATAGTGTAAAAATAGAATTGGAGATTTCATGAAAAAATACAATTGGAAATTAGCTGGAATATTAGCATGGTATTATATATTTGGTGGAATAATATTTACATTATTTACAACTAATATAGCCAATAATAATCATACAGGAATTATAGTTTGGGGATTTTTTATTCTTTTAACTATATTTAATATGGTTAATAAGTTGAATAAGCTTGTTAAATAAATTTAACCGTAAAGCATTGTCAATTAAGACGATGCTATTTTTATGTCATAAAACAGAGAAGGTGATTAACAATAGCAAATAATGAATTTGATAATGAAAAATACAATCAACAAATAATCCATAAATATCTGACATTTACATTGATGGATGAAAAGAAATATCCGAAAGAAGAAGCAAAAAAGAAAGCATTAGAATTAATTAGAACTTCACCTAACTTATATGGTAAAAATGGACTTGCTTATGAACTAGGTAGAAAATCATTTGAATTTTTCTGCTTATATTATCTCCAAGATATATTCGTTGTAAAGCCTACAAACAAACAAAGAGCATTAGCACAAGTTCATTATGACATATGGACTTTTATAAATGAAATGTTTGTAAAGGATACATTTGATAAGGGTAATATAGCAATCCCTAGAGGTTGCGCTAAAACAACTACATGTGACTTGGCTCTAACATTATGGTTACATTGCTATTGTGAGTCGGTATTTAGTATTATCGGTGCAAAAAAAGAACGAGATGCAAAACAGTTTATGGACAATATTAGAACTGTATTTGAAACTAACAAATACATCATAAGAACATTTGGAAAGCTGATTGACACAAAAAAATGTACTGTTAATAGTGAAGAAATTGAATTGACTAATGGTACGGATATTCAGATTGTATCCAGTGGTGCAAGTGTCAGAGGTATGAACTACAAAGGTATTAGACCTACTGTATTTGTTGGTGATGATTTTCAAGATGAAGCCGATGTTTTAACAGAAGAAGCAAGTCAAAAGAAGTGGGATAAATGGTGTAAGGAAATTGAAGAATTTGGTGATACTGCCACATATAGAGATGGTGTAAAAGTTGGTAAAGCAACTAAAATATTATCAATTGGAACTATCATGAAAAGTAATTGTTTGATAAGCAGATTATGTAAAGAGAAGGATTATAAAACCCTACTTCGAAGGGCAGTAATACTTCAAGATGGTCAAAAAATAGAGGATATTTTTGATAATGGCTTATGGCTAGAATGTAAAAAAATCTATTTTGATAATAAGCGTGATAATGCTTATCAAGATGCACTTGATTTTTATAATGAACACAAAGAAGAAATGTATTTTCATATATTGTGGGAAGATAAATGGGATAGATTTGAAGATTTAGCGGTTAAATATTGGAAAAATAGGACTGCATTTATGAGTGAAAAAATGAACGATGCAACTACCATTGGTGAAAAGCAATTTAAAAGTAATCGTGCTGAACCTTCTGATATTATTGAAACTCATAAATTTAATAAAACTATGCTATGCTGTGATCCAGCCGGAACAAACACAAAAGTTAAGGGAAAGAAAAAGGATTACTTTGCTTTCCTTGTTGGTTCATTATCTGATAATGGATTTAAGTATGTTCGTAAAGGTGAAATATTAAAATTCGAGGATTCTAACGGTAAAGAATATGATGCATATATAAAACATGTTCTTGGTTTGTTAAAGAAATACAAAGATATAACACATATATGGATTGAAAAAAATACATATGGGGGAGCAGATGCTACACAGCTTCAAAAGGAAATTTATAATGATAAAATATTAAGATATAGAGATATTGAAATTATAAATACTTCACAGAACAAAAATAAAGATGATAAGATATCAACTATAGCTGGTGATGTAAGTAATGGACGTATAATTTTTAATGCTGAAGATGAAGAATTTATTGAACAGATTATGAATTTTCAAGGTTGTGCGTATTCAGTTCATGATGATGCACCCGATATAACGGCAGAATTCGCAACAAGAATTGATGAAATAGAGGTTATTGAACCGATGGAAATATTAGATATAAGCGTATTGTTTAAAAGATAAGGTGGTGATAATAAATTGGAACAAATGGATTTAATTAAAAAGTGTTTTGAACAACTAAACTTAAACATAGCTGCTAAAACAATTTATGATAAATATTATAGGGGTATACATGATATATATGATAATTACGCTAGATTAGAAGCTAGAAGTAATGACATAGTAATAAAAAATTGTAATAAAGAGTTTATCAATAAATATGTATCTTATCTTTTATCAAAGCCTGTAAATTATATATCAAGGGATTTAGATACAACAGATGCAGACTTAATAAAGTTAAGTTTTTCACCTTGGGAAACATTACATAATCAAGAATTATTAAGATATTGTTTAATTTTTGGTGAAAGCTATGAATTAAATTATATTAATAAGGATAAAGAGTTTGGGGCATTAGCTTTAAATCCTTTAAACGGCTTTGTTTTAGAGGATGGAACAGCGGATAGAAATGTATTATTAGGTATGCATTTTTATTATGATGCTATGGATAGTGTTGGTACTTTGACTAATACAATTAAAAAATATCTTGATGTTTATACAGATAAAGAAGTAATTAAATATGATGTTACTGATTTACAAATTGGGAAAGAACTATCACGTAAAGAACATAATTTTAATCGTGTACCAATGAGGATATTAAGATTAGATAGTTATGCTATGGCAAATTTGGAAGATTATAAAACTGAATTAGATGCTTATTGTACTACGTTATCAAATTTATCTAATGAATGTAATGATTTTAGAAATGCCACTTTATTTAGCAAGAGATTAAATATTAAAAAAGATGCCGATGGTTCTGGTAATACAGATGAATATTATCAGGATGTCATTGATAAAGGATGGGTTAATTCTTCTGATAAAGATTCTGATATGAAATATGTAACAAAAGAAATTGGAAGTTTTGTTAATGATCTTTTAGATAAACTTAAAGAGGATATTTTCAGTTCCGCATCTATGGTTGATGAGGTTAAAACTCCTACTTCAAATACTAGTGGTGAAGCTTTACGACAAAGATTACATGCACTTGAAGATAAAGTGAGTTTAATGGCGTCGCCTTTGGAATTTATTTTAAAGCAGAGATTAAAGTTATTCTTTGAATATCAATATAAACTAACTGGTACAAAGTTCGAATATAGAGGAATTGGAATTAAATTTACATTAAATATTCCTAAAGAAATTACAACACTATCTAATGCTATTCCTAATTTACTAACCATCTTTCCGAGACAACGAATTCTTTCAATGTTTGGTGACGTAGAAAATCCAGAATTAGTTTATAAACAGTGGCTTAAAGAACAAGAAGCTGAAGTAAATGGTAATGAAAATAGTCAATATAATTTTGATGCAAATAATAACAATAGCACTAATAATGGCGGTGATGCTATTTAATGGCTAACACAAAGTTACCACCAAAAGAATATTGGATAAAAAGATCAGAACAAAATTTTTTGTTGCAAGAAAAGAAAGCCGAAGAATATATTAGTTCATTATTAAAATCATACAACAAAGTTAAAGATAATATTGATAAAGAAATATCTGTTTTTTATATGAGATATGCAGTAAATAATTCAATAAATTATATTGATGCACAAAGGCTATTAAATAAACCAGAGATTGATAATCTTCATGACAGACTTGATACATACATAAAAGAAGCAAAGTTATATTCAAATGATCCATTGTATATACAAAAGTTGGAAAACATGAGTATAAGAACAAGAATAAGAAGGATTGAAGCTTTAAAATTTGATATTCAGCACCAAATTGAAATTTTAGAAGCAATGAGTGATATTGATATAGATAAATTACTAACTGATATTTATACCGATAATTATTATAGAAGTATCTATGATATTCAAACAGGATTAGAATTTGGAACTGTAATTAATATTATTAATACTAAAGCGGTTGAAAAAATTGTTAGAACTAAATGGTTAGGTGAAAATTATTCAGATAGAATATATAGTGATAAAGCTAAATTATTAAGAACGATTGAAGTAGAATTATCACAATCGTTTATTCGTGGTGACAGTATTCAAAATACATCTAAAAGAGTTTCTAAGAGGTTAGAAGTATCTTATAATACAGCAGTTAGACTTATAAGAACTGAAAGTAATCATATCAGTAATGAAGCATTTGCAGATAGTCTAATAAATTCTGGTGTAGTATCTGAATATGAATATTTGGCTACATTAGATAATAGAACTTCTGATTTATGTAGACCTATGGACTCTAAACATTTTAAATGGAGCGAGAAAGAGGTTGGTGTAAATTTTCCACCACTTCATTCAAATTGTAGAAGTACAATTATACCATATTTTGAAGATGAAGATACACCAGAAAGAATTGCTAAAGAAGCAAATGGTAAAACATTTTATGTTGATGGTAAAATGTCTTATAAAGATTGGAAAGCAAAGTATATTGATTAATTAAATGCAGATTTAATATCTGCTTTTTTTAATAAAAAAATAATAATTTATTGCGTTCTTGGTGATTAACGTCAAGAGGGCAGAAAGAGGTAAAAAATGGAGTTTAACGAAATTAAAGAATTTATAGAAGCAAATAAGGAAACAAACAATGATTTAAAAACATATTTACAGGGCTTTAATACATTAAGCGTTGAAGGTGTTCAAAAGTTTGTTAACGAAAATAAAGATGCTAAGTCTTGGCTTGATAGTGAAAGAGATAAGCATAGTTCTAAGTCATTAGAAACATGGAAAACAAATAATTTACAGAAAGAAATTGATGCTGAAATAGCAAAAAGATTTCCTACAGCAGATCCAAAAGATGTAAAAATGAAAGAATTAGAAGCGAAACTTGAACAAATGCAGAAAGATTCATTTAAGAAAGAACTTACTAATTCAGCAATTAAAACAGCAACAGAAAAAGAATTACCTATACAATTAATTGATTTTCTATTAGGTACTGACTTAGAAAGTACTAATAAAAATATTGATACATTTAAGTCTATTTTTGATAGTCATATACAAAAACAAGTAGAAGCAAGAATTCAAAGTAATTCATATACACCTCCTAGCGGTGGTAATAAAGATTATAAGGGCAAAAATCCTTGGTCACAAGATTCATTTAATTTAACAGAACAAGCAAAGATTTTACAAGAAAATCCTGAACTTGCAAAGATATTAAAAGCAGCAGTAAATAAAAAATAATTTATAATTTGAAAGGTTATGGTGAACATATATGGCAGCAACAAAAGTAAGTAATATTATTGTACCTGAGGTATTTAATCCCTATGTAATTGAAAAAACAGCGGAGTTATCAGCAGTACAAGCAGCAGGAATTATTGAAAACAATCCTGAACTTGATGCATTAGCATTGTCAGGTGGTAAATCAATTAATATGCCGTTTTTCAAGGATTTAACAGGAGATGATGAAGTATTATCTGATTCTGGTGCTTTAACTGTTAATGCTATTAATTCTGGTCAAGATGTAGCAACTTTATTAATGAGAGGTAAGGCATGGGGAGTTAATGACCTTGCAAAGGCATTATCTGGTGATGATCCTATGAAAGCAATCGGTGACATGGTAGCTGAATATTGGGCAAGACGTAGACAAGCAACATTATTCTCTACACTAAAAGGTGTATTTGGTTCTGCTTCTATGGCAGGGAATAAACATGATATTTCTGCATTGGCTGGAGCTTTAGCTGTAATTAGTGGATCAACATTTTTGGATGCACAAGGAAAACTAGGTGATGCAGCAGAAAAATTGACGGCTATAGCAATGCATTCAGCAACATACACAAAATTACAAAAAGATAACTTAATTACATTTATTCCTAACTCTCAGGGAGTTGTTAATATTCCAACTTACATGGGCAAGCGAGTAATTGTAGACGATACGTGTCCAAATGCAGCAGGAGTATATACTACATATTTATTTGGATCAGGTGCTTTTGGTCTAGGAAATGGTGCTGCACCAGTACCAACAGAAACGGACAGAGATTCATTAGCTGGTGAAGATATCTTAATCAACAGACAACACTTTATTCTTCATCCAAGAGGAATTAAGTTTAACAGTGCTTCTGTAGCTGGTGCTTCTCCAACTAATACAGAGCTTGAAAATGAAGTTAACTGGACTAGAGTGTACGAAAATAAGAATATTAGAATTGTACAGTTTACTCATAAGTTAGCATAAACACTTAAATTTATAGAGGGCAGAAATGTCCTCTATAATCTATTATAGGAGTGAAATTATGGGACTAGCAAGTTTTAATAAGATGCGCAGAGAACAAGCTAAAGAAAATGATTTAAAAGAAACAGAAATTGATTTAATTACTAAAAAAGAAATTATGCAGAAACTTGACATAAAAGGAATTAAATATAATCCAACAGATAAGAAAGAAATATTATTTTTACTCTTAAAAGAAGATAAAGCAAATAATGAATAAAATAATTAATTAACTTGGAGAGTCTATAAATATAGGCTCTCTTTTAATATTGAAAGATGGTGAGATATGACAAATATAGAAATGTTAAGTACCATCAAATTACTATCTGATATATCTGATACAAGTATGGACACTACAATAACATATTACATTGAAGCATTGCAAAGAAGAATTAAAAACATTTGTGGTTTATCTGAATTTCCACCTGAATTATGTGATTTAGTAATCGATATTGCAGTAAAAAAAGTAAAAGATGATATATTAGATGAATTAGATTCTCTACATATTGGTGATACAAATATTAAGTTAAAAAATAATTCAAAGAGTATTATAGAATATTTAAACGATAACATGTCAGAACTTGAAAATTTTACATATACGGAGGTGATTTGATATGTTAAAAGATAAAACAATAGAATATATCAAGAAACAATATGAAAAAACTTATGATTGTACCGCAAATATATATAGATATGTTAAGACAACCACACCTTCTGGCGCAACAAGAACAGGTATTAGCGGAACACCAACAATACCAAATATGCCTTGTCGAATTAGTCAAAAAGAATTGAATAGTCCTATTCAAAGTCAAACTTCATCCGAAAATAATATATCATATGAAATTAAAATGTTTTGTTCTCCTGATTATGAAATAAAAGCAGGAGATAGCATTGAGATTACTAAAAATAGTAAGATCATTAAAATTTATGAAAGTGGTGAACCTTTTCCACCATATCCAACACATCAAGAAGTATTATTGCATAGATTGACAAGAGGTTAGAAGGGAATGATATGTCATTTAAATATAAAGATTTTCAACAATTTGTTGAGAACTTTGAAAAGATTGCTAATAATATTGATAAAGAAATTGAAGATTTCTTTTATGAAATGGCATTAAGGGCATTAGCAAGAACAAAGAAAAGAACACCTGTCAATTTTGGTGATTTAAGAAAACAATGGACATTATCGAAAATAAGTAAAGATGGTTCTTATCTTGTAATAACATTATCTAATCCATTAGAATATGCTAGTTTTGTTGAATATGGTCATAGAGTGAAAAAACAGTTTGTGCCGGGCGAATGGGAAAATAATAGATTTATATATAATCCAGATGCAGATACAGGTGTAATAATGGGTACAAAAACATCATGGGTTGAAGGTAAATTTATGGCTAGTATATCATTAAAAGAAATAAGTGATATTATACCTAAAGAATGGGATAATAGATTTAAGAAATTGATAGGTGAATTATGATAATAAATAATATTAAAAATTCCATTGCAAACATGTTAAAAACATTATATCCGTCTTATGAAGTAAATGATGAAACATTAAAACAGGGTTTAATTGAACCTTGTTTTTTTGTAAAGTTAATTGATCAAAACACAAACAAAGAAATTAAAAATAGATTTAACTTTAATACAATGTTTAGTATACAATATTTTTTAGATGAAAATACCGAAAATTTGTTTGAACAATATATTGATATGGCAGAAATATTATATGAAAAATTAAGTTTATTTATTGATTTATCTGGTGGGTATTTAAGAGGTAGTAATATGAGACATGAAATACAAGATAATATATTAACTTTCTTTGTTGATGTAAATATAAAAACACAAATAGTACAATCTGATGATGTTTTAATGAATACATTAGATAAACTAAATAACCACGTAAAGGATTGATGAAAATGAAAAGGAATGAAGCAGATAATAAATTCAGTAAAGATCAAATTGTAAAAAGCAATCGATTTAAAATTTATAATAAAGATGTTATAAAAGCAATTTTAAAAGATGGTACTTGTTATTCAATTGAAGAAGCTGAAGGTTTAATAAAAGATTTTTTAGAAAGGTTGGTATAATATAAATGGCTGGTGGGACATGGGTTACACAGAATAAAGTAAGACCGGGAGTATATGTAAATTTAAAATCAGTTCCAGAAAGTTTAGGAACTGTATCTGATAGGGGAGTTTGTGCGTTGCCTCTAGTAATGAGTTGGGGAGCAGAAGCAACAGTAATTGAATTAAATACTGGTTCTGATTTTCTTAAATTATGTGGATATGACTTGTTTGATACAAATTTATATTCTTATGCAACGGCAGCAACACCTACAAATCAGTTATTCTATATTAAAGAAGCATTAAGAAATAGCAAGACAGTTTATTTATATAGGCTTAATACTGGCGTTAAAGCTACTGCTACTTTAGGAAATTTAGTTGCAACCGCAAAATATACTGGATTAAGAGGAAATAATATTTCCGTTGCAGTTCAAGAAAATATTGACAATGCAACAAAGTTTGATGTCATTACTTATCTTGATGGGGTTGAGATGAATAGACAAGTAGTTGCTACAATCGCTGAATTGACAAGTAATGATTGGGTTGTATTTTCTGGTACTTTAGCGTTAGCAGTAACAGCAGGAACAAGTTTAGCTAATGGTACTAATGGTACTGTTTCAAGTACAGAATATACAAATTTTACTACAGCAATTGAATTAGTAGATTTTAATACTACTGGTTATATTGGTGATGATATAGATATTAAATCATTGTTTAAGATATTTGTTACAAGATTAAGAGATGAAGAAGGAAGAAAAATACAGGCAGTATTATATAATAGTGCCAATTCTGATTATGAAGGAATTATATCTGTTAAAAATGATACTAAATTAGTAGCATGGACTATTGGTGCTACAGCCGGAGCAAATGTAAATGAGTCTCTTACATATACAAAATATAACGGTGATGTAGTTGTTAATCCTACTTATACAAACAGCCAAATTATTACAGCATTAGAGAATGGTGAGTTTATATTTAGCAAAAATAGTAATGGTGAAATTATTGTAGAGCAGGATATCAATACTTTTATATCATTTACAGCAGATAAAAGCAAAGCATTTAAAAAGAATAGGGTAATAAGGGTATTAGATGCTATTGCGGTAGATGCAAAGAAAATTTATGAGACTTATTATATTGGTAAAGTAAGTAATAACGCTGATGGAAGAAATTTGTTGAAAAATGAATTAATTTCATACATTAATACATTACTAGGACTTAATGCAGTTCAGAATTTTGATTCACAGACAGATATTGAAGTACTTGAAGGTATCGATACTGATGCTGTAGTAATTAATATGTATGCACAACCAGTAGATTCTATTGAAAAGATTTATGTTACTGTAAATGTTGCTTAAGAGGGGTGAAATTAAATTATGGCATTTAACAATGTAAAAGATGTTGTAAATGGTGGTGAAGGGACTGCTTTTGCAACTATTAACGGAAATATTGAAAACTTGGCTTACATTAAAAAAGTAGAGGCTAAAGTTGAAAAAAATAAAGAAGATGTTCTTGTACTTGGTAGACGTGGAACAGGATCAAAGGCTAAAGGCTGGAAAGGTTCTGGTACATTAACTATTTATTATGTTACTTCAATCTTTAGACAGTTGATGAATACATACAATAAGACAGGAAAAGATACTTATTTTGATATTCAAGTAACTAATGAAGACAAAGGTTCTGCAACGGGTAAACAAACCGTAGTATTAAAAAATTGTAATATAGATAGTGTTATTTTAACTAAAATGGATCTTGAAGCTACTGCAATGGATGATGAAGTTTCATTTACATTTGATGATTATGAAATTCTTGATAGCTTTACAGAACTTTAATACAACAACATATTAAATGGGTGTACCATAAAATAGTACACCCTTATTCTAAAATAAATATAATCTAAGGGAGATTTAAACATGTCAAAATTACAAAATTTTTTAAATAGAAATACAGCTGTTAATGATCAGACTACAGAAGTGTCAGTATCAAATAGGTTTATAGATGATGATGGACAAATTTTAAAATTTAAAATTAAAGCAATCCCAATGAATACATATAAATCTATTCAAAATGAATGCATTAAAACTAATAAAAAAGGTGTAATTGAAACAGATACAACTGCAATACAAGAAAAATTAGTTATTGAAGGAACAGTTGACCCTAATTTTAAGGATGCAGATAGTATTAAATCAGCAGGATGTATTTTGCCTGAACAGTATTTAAATAAAGTTCTATTAATTGGCGAAATTGTGAAGTTATCTGGTGAAATTATGACATTATCAGGATTTAATAATTCAATGGACGATTTGGTAGAAGAGGCAAAAAACTAATAGAGCAAGGCGATTTTGATTCTAATATGGCTCATTTCGTCTTGCAAAAATTACACATATTACCTAGTGTGTTTGTTAATCTACCAGATGAAGAAAAGGCTTTTATATATGTTAGTACATTGCGTAGGGTAAGAGAAGAAAAAAACAAATGATTGTTATGTTACTCAATATATGGTATAATAATACAAATTTTATCAAAGAGAGGTGTTATTTATGTTTGGTGTAAAAAAAGAAGTTCCATTAACATACGCTATGAAATATGTCGGGGGTTTTGCAGAATGGAACAGTAATTTTGATTTTGTTGTTAGAGTAAATCCAGATAAAACTTTTAAATTCTATACCATAGGTAAAACATATTTAGAGTCAAACATATCTGATGTTGATGTTATGTTAGAAAATGAAAGACAATTATCTGAAAGAGTTACAGCAACAAGATTATTATTAATTGGAATTTTTGCACTTGCTTTTAAGAAAAAACAAAACATAAATAACCAGTACATAACATTCAAATTTAAAGAAATTGATTTACAGAGTATAAGACGTAAATATGAAAATGTTGAGATAATTCTAACATCAAAAAATTCAAAACATGTTGAAGAATTATATAATTATATAATGAAGTTAAAAGCACAATATTAAATTAAATTACTAAAACCGTCTATTGAGAAATAGGCGGTTTATTTTTATGCAGTTTTTTAGAAATGGAGGTGGTGTAGTGGCAGCTTATTCAACTGACTTAAGAATTAACGATCAAATGTCAAAACCTTTTCAAAATATAGTAAAAGCAATGCATATGACGTTAAATGTCATGGAACAATTAAACTCTGCATCTGCAAAAGATTTAAAGCTAAGTCAGACGATTGCACAGGCTAGAGGTCAAATTACAAGTGCAAATAAAGAAATACAAAATATGAACAAACGTATTAACGATACAAATAGTGGAATTGACAAAGCTACATCAAGCCAAAAAAAATTTAACAGTGAAGCGCAAAAATCATCCGGAATATTTACTAATTTAAAGCAAATAGCAGTTACTATAGGCGGAGCTTTGGCAGTTAAAGAAGCAGTAGGAACTTTAGATACTTTAACTAATATTGGTTCAAGATTAAGTTTAATTAATGACGGAAATCAAACATTTAGTGAATTACAAAATAAAATATATCAAGCAGCACAAAATTCAAGAGGTGAATATAGTATAATGGCAGCTTCGGTTGCAAAACTTGGTATAATGGCAAAAGATACGTTTTCTACAAATGATGAAGCTATTTATTTTGTTGAACAGCTTAATAAACAATTTAAAATCGGTGGTGCTTCTATTCAAGAACAAACATCTGCTATGTATCAGCTAACACAAGCTATGTCAGCAGGAAAATTACAAGGTGATGAATTTAGAAGTATAATGGAAAATGCACCCATGTTAGCACAAGCAATAGCTGAAGAAATGGGCGTAACAATGGGTAAGTTAAAACAAATGTCTTCAGAAGGTAAAATTACGGCAGATATAATTAAAAAAGCTATGATTAATTCAGCAGACGATACAAATGAAATGTTTGCTAAAATACCAATGACATTTGCAGATATTGGAAATAGTATTAAAAATAAATTAACAATGAGTATAATTCCATTACAACAAAAGATCACTGAATTTATAAATTCGGCTGGTGGTGCAGCTTTTATTAATTCATTAACAAATGGATTAAATGTAATAGTTGTTATTCTTGATGCGATTATAACTAGTGTTATGGAAGTGGCTAATTTTATACAGCAAAATTGGGGAATTATCGAACCTATATTAGTTGCGATAGGGGCAGCTCTAACCTTATGGGCGATTACTCAAATTCCAGCGCTTATAGTTAAATTATGGGCTATGGTTGCACCAATATTAGTTCAAGCAGCAGCATGGTTGGCTATAAACTGGCCAATATTATTGATAGGTGCAGCAATTGGTTTATTATTATATGCTATGATAAAATTTGGTGATATTGTTGTAAAAGTTGTTGGTGTAGTTGGTGGAATATTTGGAGTATTATTTGCATTTCTATTTAATATTTTTGCTTATTTTGCAAATGTTGTATTATCTGTGGCTGAATTCTTTGCTAATATATTTCGTGATCCAGTATATGCGGTAAAGAAGTTATTTTATGATCTATCAATAAATGCATTGAGCTTTTTACTAAACATAGCAAAGGGCATTGAAGGTGTAATTAATAAAATCCCCGGCTTAAAAGTCGATATGACTAGTGGAATGACTAATCTTCTTGATACTCTTGAAAAAGAAAGAGATAATTTAAAGAGTGATAAAGATGTTGTAAAACTAATGAGATTTGACCAAATAGATTATAATACAGCGTTTAATGAAGGTCAAAATATTGGTGAAAAACTTGGTGGAATGGCAGTTAATGGCGTACAAGATTTAGCTGGTATGATTGGTGATAAATTTAATACACTTAACGATAATCAAGAGGATTATTTTGGAAAAGGTAACTCTTCAATTGGTGAAATTAAGAGTGATGTTAATATTAATGCAGAAGATATAAAGCTTTTACGTGACGTAGCCGAAAGAGATGCAATTAATAAAATATCTACTTTAGCACCTAATATTTCTGTAAGTTTTGGCGATATAAGAGAAACAGCCGATGTAAATGGTATCACAAATAGAATTAAAGAAATTTTAACAGAACAAATAGCTGTATCAGCAGAGGGGGCGCATAGTTAATGAATGAAGAATATGGTGTATTTTTTGATTTGGAAGGCACAACTATACGCCTTCCTGTCAATCCAAATGAATTTAGTATAAAAACAAAAAGTTCAAATAAAACAACTGAATTGGTTAATTTAGGTGAAATTAATATCATTAAAGGTATACCATTGAGAGATATTAGCTTTAAAAGTTATTTACCTAACAGTTCTGAATATCCTTGGGTTGTAACTAAAAATGATTTTAAACATCCTAAATATTATATAGATAAATTTACTGAATTTAAAAAAAACAAAAAACCAGTTAGATTTATTATTGTTAGAAATAATAAAAATAAATTATTAAATATGAAAACAAATATACTTGTAACAGTAGAAGATTTTTCTATTTCTGAAATAGTTGGTTCTACTGGTGAATGGGACTATGATATTAATTTAAAAGAATATAGAGTATATAGTTCACAAAAAATTGTTACTTCTAATAATACTAAAACAGTTGAAGTAAAAGATAATAGATCAAACGATAAAAAAACTAATAAAACATATATGGTAAAATCTGGTGATTCTTTGTGGGCGATAGCAAAAAGAGAATTAAATGATGGTGCTAAATATGCTGATATTTATAAATTAAATAAAACAACTATAGATAAAAGAAATAAAGGTACTGGAAATTCTAAATACACTATTTTTGTTGGGCAGGTGTTGAGAATTTGAGTGATATAGAATTATTAATTCAGGATAATGTAAAAGGTGATATTTATAATATTTCCGATTTAGTTGAAGGTTCAATAACTTGGAACACCGAAAGATCAGGCGGTGCAAGTAAACTGGAATTTAATGTTATTAATGATAATAAAATTGCATTTTATGAGGGTTCTGTAGTTAGATTTAAATATAAGAAAAATCCAATATTTTACGGATATGTATTCTCGAAAAGTAGTAATAAAGATAATATAATCAAGGTTTCTGCTTATGATCAACTAAGATATTTTAAAAATAAAGAGACATATGTTTTTGAAAATAAAAAAGCAGGAGATATATTAAAAAAAATTGCAAGTGATTTTAATTTAAAGACAGGCATTATAGAAGATACCGGATATGTAATACCTTCAATGATTGAAGAAGATAAAACATTATTAGACATTCAATATAAAGCAAATGATTTAACCCTTGTATCAACGAAGAAATTATATGTATTATATGATGATTTTGGAAAAATATGTTTAAGAAATGTTGAAAATTTGAAAACTGACTTTGGGGTAGACGGAAATCACAATTTGACAGATTTTAATTATTCTACATCAATTGATGAAGATACAGCTAATCAAATAAAGCTTATTAAAAATAATAAAGATAGCGGTATTAAAGAAATTTACATTGTAAAAGATAGCAACAACATTCAGAAATGGGGAATTTTACAATATTATGAAACAGTTGATGAAAGTTTAAATGATGCACAAATAACAGATAGAGCTAATCAAACACTTTCATTATATAATAGAATATCTAAAAAATTAAGTATTCCTGTCCTCGGCGATATTAGAGCAAGGGCAGGATTTAGTATTTTTATAAATAGTATAACTTTATATGATATGAAAATTAATAAACAGTACATGTTAATAGAAAGTGCAAAACACTCTTTTTCAAATAATAACTATACTATGGAACTTGAATTACGAATTATTTAAGGTGGTGATTACATGATAGAGCAAATTAAACAAATAGTAAAAAATGTTTTAGAAAATGAAAAACTTACAGAATATATATCTGGAACAGTATCAAGTGTTAGTCCTTTAATTATAAGAGTTAATCAAAAATTAGAATTGCCCGAATCGGTAATCATTAAAACATCATTAGTAAGTAATAATCTTGAAATAAATGATAAACTAATCATGTTGAGAGTAGAAAGAGGACAAAAATATATAATTTTGTCTAAGGTGGTGTAATATGGCATTATTACCGAATGATACATTTAATATTGGCGAAACGATTGACATTGTAAGTCAACCATCTTATACATATTATTTTGATGTGGACAGAAAAAAAATAGTAGGTTATGTAGATGGAATAGAAGCTATAAAGCAAGCAATCTATAAAATAATTGGAACTGAAAGATATCATTTTTTGATATATGATTGGGATTATGGCATTGAAATAAGTAATTTGATTGGTAAAGACTCACTTTTTACATATGCAGAGCTAGAAAGAATATGTACTGAAGCATTAACACAGGACTCACGAATATTATCAATATCTGATTTTAATATCACTCAAACAGAATCGGATGAATTTTTAGTTTCGTTTACAGCAAATACAATTGAGGGTGATATTCAGATAGAGGGGGTGAATATAAATGTTTGAGGATAAAACATATGAATCAATATTATCAAATATGCTAAGTAATGTTTCTGATAGCGTAGATAAAAGACAAGGAAGTATTATTTATGACACTTTAGCACCTATAGCAGCAGAATTAGCACAAACATACATAGATTTGGATGATTTATTAAACAATGCTTTTGTAGATAAGGCTGAAGATACATATTTAGATTTAAAATGTAACGAAATTGGTTTAACAAGAATACAGGCAAGTAAAACAATTCAAAAAGGTGTATTCACTGGTAGCGGTGGAACACCTTTCAATATTAGCATTGGAGATAGATTTTCTGTAGCGAATACTAGTGTTAATTTTATTGCAACTGAAAAGATTACAGACGGACAGTATAAAATGGAATGTGAAACAGCAGGAGAAATAGGAAATACAGTATCGGGTCAATTAATACCTATATCATATGTAAATGGATTGCAAACAGCTAATCTCACTGAAATTATTATATTAGGTGAAGATATAGAAACAGATGATGAATTAAGAACTAGATACTATAATAAAATTCAAAACAATGCACAAGATGGAAATATTGCACAATATTTAGAATGGGCTGATGAATTTTCTGGTGTTGGCAGATCAAAAGTATTTCCACTATGGAATGGTAATAATACTGTAAAAGTATCAATTCTTGATGCTAATAACAATATTGCTAGTAGTGAATTAATTAGTGAATTTCAATTATATTTAGATCCGAATAGTGAAGGACTAGGTGAGGGTAAAGCTTCAATAGGTTCGATTGTAACTGTTTCAACTGCAACAGGAGTATCTATTAATGTAAGCGCTACAATAACTTTAAATACTGGTTATACAATAGAAGTTGCACAAACACAAGCAGAAAATGCTATAGAGGTATATTTAAGAAGTATCAGTTATTTAATAAGTAGTAGTAACCATAACGTTAGTGTTTCATTAATTGCCTTAGGTAGTTCAATATTAGGAGTTGATGCAATATCAAGTGTTAGCAATCTTACATTAAATGGTGTTGTTTCTGATGTTAATATATCAGATGAACAAATACCACAATTAGGGACGGTGACATTTTTATGAGTAAACTAGAAGAACTTAAAAGTTATCTTCCATCTTTTTATAATGATGTTGCTGAAATTCAACAACTATTAAATACAGAAGCAATTAAATATGAAGAATTAGACTCTAATATTGATTATTTAAAAGATGATATATTTATAGATACTGCATTGGATAGTGGTTTAAAAAGATATGAAAAAATATTTAATATTTCAGTTCCTATAAGTTCTACAGAAGATCAAAGAAGATCAGTTATTAAATCTATCTTAAGAGGAATTGACAAATTAAGTGCTACTGTAATTAAAAATATAAGTTTAGCTTATGACAATGGTGAAGTTGATGTGAGTTTTGTACCTAGTAATATTATTGTTAGATTTACTTCAGTTATTGGAATACCTTCAAATATTGATGAATTAA